ATGAGTTAAAGTTTGTGATGGTTTTACTGTACCATCTTTTATAAATGATGGCTCTGAACTGTATTTAATTACAAATAAAGTATCATCTAAACTTCTTCTAATTGTTTTTGGAGAGTTTTCTAAAATTTCTCTAAATTTTACTTTGCCTAAATCTTCTGTTTTTATAATGCTGTAAGTTCTCATTTTATAATTTTATGAAGGTGTATCTTCAACAATATCATCTGCTGCCATATTTGTCATTGTTCCATCGTTACTTCCTGAACCATTATCAGTGAGGGTTGGAAAAGTATCACCATCGCCCATCCTCCACCAGTGAGAAGGGTTTAAAGAAGAAATATCATTTGCAACACCTGAATTGAATATTGTATTTACATTTGCCTGTGTTAAAGTATAATTAAAAATGCTAAACTCATCAATGTTTCCAGCAAACTCATTTGAGGTTGTAAAAGAACCAATGTGGAAATCAGATGTTGTAGAATTAATATTTGTTGTTGAAGCTCCAGCAGATGTATTTGTTAATTGGTTTGCATTCACATATACTTTCATTTTTAGAGCATTATCTGATTCAGAACCATCAAATGTAATAGCTATATGATACCATTCATCTAGCGTCCAGCTTTGTGAACTTTCATTGAACATTATTGGTGTACCACCACTAAATCCTTCTGCTCTTAATCTTATTGATATTCCAGTTCCTTTTTTTTGCACTTGTATTTGTTGGTTTGGTCCACTTCCTTGATATGCACTAAATAAAAATTTAAGTCCTGTTGCTTGTGGTTTTATCCAAAGCGACCAACTTCCATTAGTTGCATTATTTAAAGTAGTTACATTTCCACAATTAACAAAATCATCCACACCATCAAATAAAACAGATTTTGTGTTTGAAAATGAAGGTGTAGATGGTGCAACCATAACAGTATCACCACTTGCACTGTTCTCATAAACAGAACCAGCACCAATGTTGTTGGTAGCTAATTTACCCCATCCATTAGTGTTGTTAATTACTCCTTGTCCCCATCCATTTGTTACTGCCATAATCTATTTTTTAAAGTACAAATCCTCCAAAATCTGCTACATCATCAGGGTTCATATCACCATTGCTGTTGCTGTTGTATTCTGGAAATAATGTTTGATTAAACGTTATGTAATCAATAAACCTACGTGTGTAATGCTGTGCTGTATCTCTTGCTTTTTCAATTAAGCTGTCAACCCTGTTTTTATCCAATACTGTACTGTTTTCAGGTTGCATTGAAAATATACCATTGTTTGTAATATTCACACCAGCATAGGGTAAATACTCGACCATTGCCCAGTATATCAACATATCTTTTATATGGTCTTTTACCAAATTAAAATAATTAGGGTTATCTACCAAAGTTAAAGTTCCAGCAGTAATTAAACTTTCAATTTTCTCCATTAAATCAGTTCCTAAATAGTTCTGAATATGAATGTCCTGTGCAATACGGATATAGGGTAAGAATTTATCTGGATCAAGGTTTCCGTTTGCAGTTGTGAATGTAACTAAATCTTGTCGTGATATAAAAAGTGCTTTTGGCATTATCTAGCGTCTTTTGGTAAATTTCTATTTCTTGGACTAAATCCTTTTCTTGGCATATCATTAGGTGCAACAGGAACTTTCTGTGGGTTTTTAGGTGCTACAAAACCTTTGCTTCTTGCTCTGCCTGTTGTTATCTCTGTTTCTTTTCCATCCTTTAGCATATAAGTTTTTCTGAACCATTTGTGTCGGCATCTTGGTCCGCCTTTATACAACCATATTGAATACGTGTCAGCACCATTCTCACCAAAACCAGCATTTACTGGCTTTTTATCCATCATCATAATATCTTCTTTCCTGTATACTTTATCTGCTGCAACCATTTTTTTACAAAATTCTCTTGAATTTGCACTTACTCTTTTTGGTGAATAAGTGTATCTAACTTTAAATAATACACCTTTCTGACTTTCTTGCTTTGAAGTGCCATCTTGCTCACTTTTTGCTTTTGGTCTTGCAACACCTGTACTAGCTAGGTTCAGCATTTTATCCAAACTTGCTTCATTATCATAATCAACTTCCCTTTCATCTACAACAGTGTAGTTTTCTAAATCTTCATCTTCACCTAAAGCTATAAGCTCATCAGCAATGCTGTTTAATACTTTGTCATCTATGTTGTGAAAACAGTGCCTTGTAGCTTCTAATGCTTCAGCATCATCTTCTTGCTTTATTCCAGTTTCTTCTTCTTTTGTTTCTGCATCTAAATCATCATCTAAATCCATAAACTCTAAAGGTTCAATAGTTTTAAAATACATATTTAGTGATATGTTATTTACTGCAAACAATTCATCTAAGGCATCTAAAATTAAATCTTGATAAGGTTTTATAACTACATTGTTAAATAACAAACTAGCATTTTTGATCTCATCAGCATTTGAACCTAAACCATTATTACCATCTCTTAAACCAATTAACAAAGGAGAACTAACCCTATGTGTTACAAGTATTTTTCTTGTACACTCTTCTGATAGATAATTATAGTGTTCAGGTGCATCTGTTAAGCTTATATCATCAATTGTAGTCTTACTTTCTGTATTGTTGTTAAATGCTACAATTACTTTTTCTCCATAACTTCCTGTAAGCTTTTGTAATACCTGTGATTTTATGTGTTCTTGCTTTTCCCTATCTGGAACACCGTTGTTAAAATTAATTATTTTAGTACCACTAAAGCTGCATTGTGCATCATTTATTAAGTAATCTGCAATATGTTTCTCTAAAGTGCAATACGCTGTTTGATAATCAGCTGGACTATAGTAAAAGTACCCACTTACATATCTTCTTACAATAAATATTTCATTAGTTGCACCACTACCAAATACAGGGAATTTTTTAAGCTCTGTTTGCTTTGTTACTTTTGTCCAATCAGCACTGTATAAATAATTTTTTATTTTACCATCTTCACCACACTTTTCGGCGCGTAATGTTTCTCTTGGAAAATGTGTAATACTTGCAATTTTATCACCTGAATAAGTAACTTGAAAAGCACCTTCACCCAATAATTTTAAATCCTGTACAACCCTTCTTAATTCTTTGTGTTTTAAGATTTTTTTCATTTCAGCATACTGCTCAGGCTTTCTATTGCTATCTGTTGCATCTAACCCTTTGCCATATATTTGGTTTACAATACCATTTATTACAGCATTGTTTGTAGTGCTATCCATATAAGCATCAATTAAACTTTGGTAATAATCATTGTTATCACCAATGCCTACCCAATCCTGATTCTTTTCTTCAGTAATTGTTGGTCTTTCGTAGCTGCTAAGTTGTATTAAGTGAACATTGTCCATTATGCATAAATGTATTCGTTATCGCCAGTTGAGGTTTCAGTGTAAACATTGTTGCTTATATTGAAAGTGCTAACTGTTTGATCTGTTGCAAAAATTTTATCTTTAAATACTAATGTATTGTCAGTTGTGTTTCTTACCTCGTAAGTGTAAAAATTAGCTTCTGTAAGAGCTTGTGTTGTGCTGTATGTGTAATAATAGTCAACTTCTGAAAAAGTTGCGTTAGAATCAGTAAAAATAACTTTATTTAATTCCTCAGATTTTATCACTAGTGAATAGGTTTTAGCACCAGAAAATTTTTCTCTTGGTACTAAATTAATCAATCTTGTTCCAGTTGTTGTTATTACTTGCATTTTTTTTAATAAAAAAAGGGTAGATTATCTTCCAACCTACCCTTCCTTAACAAACACTAATTATTAACTATACTACCTATGAATTAGTACCTTGTACAATGGTAAATGTTCCAGACATTCCAGCAAATGGATCATCAACAGTACCATTTAAAATAAAGTTGGACGGTTTCTTTTCAGTGCCAACTAGCGTAAGAGAGTAACCCGACATATCCCCCATAGCAGTTCCAGTGGAGATTGTACCCCCAGTCACCTCACAGCCAAATTCTACACCACACATCATTGAATTTCCGTTGTAATCCTGTATAACAATATGCGGTCTTCCAAATGAAAGTAGTTTTAATTCTTTGTTGTCTTCTTTGCTTAATTTTGGCAAAGACAAAGTAATTGTTTGTTCAAAAAAGGTTGTTCCATTTTCTCTAGAACTTGTTATTGTCTGTTCTAAATTGCTGTTACCTTTTACATCATATAAAAATGCTGATGCAGTTCCAGTCATATCACTGATTGCATCATCTGTTTGAGTTACAGTACCAAGTGAACCGAAGTTAATTAGGTAAACCTTAGTTATGCCTCCAATAACGTCCTTACACGGTACCTTACGTCCTACTGATAAATCACAAGCCATTTTTTTTCTTTTTTAATGTTAAAAATAGGGGAGCTTTTACACTCCCCAAGTTAATTATGCGTATATAACTACATCCTCAGCAATTCCAATCTGAACACCAGCTGTGAATCTCATAACTACGCGACAGTTCTGACTGCCGTCCAAATCACTCATATCCAGTAACTTAACTTCATTATGATCTGAAAGTAATCCTGTACCAAAGTATAGGTTGCTTTTCTGTGCAGCCATCATTGAATCATCTGGCAATCCAGAAGCAATAACAACTTTAACACCATCATAAGATAATGCTCCATTGTTCCACCATTGTGTTCCTTGTGCGTTAACACCAGCAGCTCCCAAGCCATTAGCTCCAAATCCACCTAAAGCTCTAACGTATAATTTAGCTGCTTTTCTTGAAACGTAGATATACAAATCTTCTTTTCCATAAACGCCGCTAGGTATTGCTGTAACCACCTTACCCATTTCATCTATAATATTCGAAGCATTTAAGGGTGAACCAGATACTGCAACAGTTCCAGCACCACCAGCAGTAGCTAAATAGTAGAACCCGTCGAATTCTCCAGCATTGGAATTTTGCCCCGACCAGATGTTCTGCTCTGTTTTCTCAGCAACCAATCCAGCAACGTGTGCTAGGATGAAATCAGAAAATGCAGGTGGCAAGTTATCATAGGCTGAATAACCCATTTGAACCGCTTCCCAATCACTTCTAAAATCTTTTTTACAAAGATTCAAGTTAATCTGAAATTCTTCAGGTTGTAAAATTCTTTCTGTTAATGTTAAAGTTCCAGTTGGTGTGAAATCACAAGTTGCATCTTTGATAACGTTTGCATCAGTTGCTACTTTCTTTAAAACCTCTTTGAACTTAACATTAGGTTTTACGGTAATTAAACCGTTTTCAATTGTTGAACCACTCAATAGAGCTGCAGAAATGTACTTTCCAGCAAATTCACCAGCGTAAGTTGAAGTGATTGAAGTTGTTGTCGCCATTTTTCTTTTTTTTAATTAATTACTAGCTATTTTACTAAAAACTCTATCCATTGTAGTTTCAGTACGTTTTTGCCCAAATAAAAACTTCCCTTTTTTGTTTTGCTCAGTTTCAGGATTGTGCTTTATTGGTTCAACTGCTTCCTCTTTGGTTGCAGATAATTCAGTTTCTTGAAGTTCTTCTTTTACTTCTTCTTTAACTTCTTCAGTTGCAGTTTCTTCAGACATTTCATCTTTATGTTTGCCCATTTCATCAATCATTGCTTTGATCTCATCAACTGCTTTGTTAAATTCTTCTTTGGTAACATATCTCATTTCCTCTTTCTCTTCATCTTTGTGGTCAGCAGCTTCAACTTCTTCTTTTTCTTCTTCCTCTTTCTCTGCTTCAACCTCTTTAATTTCTGAGATTAACCCTTCTTCTTTAACTACAAGAACCATATCGTTCTCTAGTTTGTATTCACCAACTGGAAGTGCAATTTGTTCTTCTTCTGATTTTATGAAGATTGCTTCACCAGCTTTAAATTCTTCAGCCACCAATACAGTACCGTTTTCAAGTTTCATTTCAGCAAGATTTACTGTTTCTTCAGCAAGTTCTACACCAACTATGCCTTTTATTTTGTTTAGAATTTCTGTCGCTTTCATACTTTTAATTGTAATTGTATACTATTAATGTAAAAAAAAGTGCAAAGTGTTATACCCAACACTGTTATTATGCCTGTGTTTTGCCTATTCCCTGTGCTCCAATGCTACCATCACAGCAAGAAATACTGTATCTTTTACCATCTTTACATAAACAACCCCTTCTTCCACCTTTTGGAGATGTTCTACTTGGAATATGTGTTTCTTTTTTTCTTCTTTTAGTTTTCATTCTATTTGTTTTTAGGTGATTTTGGATGCTTGGCTGGTAACAGATCAAAGTCTCCAGTGTATTTTGGGTTTTGTGGTCTGCCATTTCTTACTAAATACAAGTATGCATTCACTCTTGCCTGTGCCCAAGCTGTTGGTGATTTAATTCTAGGACTGTGACTAGTGTTGAATGCTCCTAAACCTCTTTGAAATACTGCTTTCAATTGCCCAATAGTAACACCATAGCCAAGTTTCTTTTTATACCTTTCATTAAAATCATCAGATTTCTTTTGTAGTGCTGCTTCATCCTTCTTGCTAACCTTTGCACCTCTGCTTGTAGATGCATCACCCTTTGCTGTGCCTTTGCCTTTTGGATTTGGGTTTGGAGTCCCTGACTTTGGAGCTTTAGGACTTTTTCTAATTCCACCTCTTTCTCCTATTTCAGCCATTTTTACACATTTGCCTTCCTTGTTTTTTTTGTAACCCTTTGGGCATTTGTGTTTGTACATATCATCTTTAACGTGATACTCACAAGGCATATACCAAGTCTTTCCTTCAAACTCGTGTGTGTGGAATCCTTTACAACCTATATTCCTTGCCATTTCTTCAGCTTTCTCTTGTGTTGAGTATGCCAACCTATCATCAATGATTGCAAACTGATCATCAATAACCATTGAAGCAAGTTCAATTTCACCTAGTTCTTTTAATTTGCTTTTGCTCCATCTCAACGCTGCCTTACCACCCCACAATAAATAACTGATAGTTCCACAAGCTTCTGTGTTGCCTTCATCATAATACTCTCCAGCCCTTGAAAGAAAACTATACATTCTTTTTATAGTATCTACACTTACAGCACGACCAGCAGCCAAGTCAGCACTACGC